ACTCAAAGAGAAGTGGCACTACTACAATGGGTCAATGGATGAGATGTCTATCAAAGATAGGGGTTGGAATCCTGATCCTCTTGAAGGGTTACGTGTACTAAAAGGTGACATGGATCGATACTATGACGCAGATCCAGAGATCCAAAAGTCCGAAGAGAAGATTGCATATTTAAAAACGTTGATCGACACACTTAAAGAAATACTAGATAATCTTAAATGGAGACATCAAACCATTAAGAATATCATTGATTGGAGACGATTGCAGGCTGGTGGATAATACGATACGAGTACGGATGTTGAGTCATTCGTATATGGCAATAGAATCTAATCCCGCACAGGAGCAGGAGTTGCGAGACTTCTTCTCTTTCTATGTGCCGGGCTATAAGTTCATGCCTGCCTATAAAAGAAAGGTCTGGGACGGTAAGATCAAGTTGTACAACATGGTCACCAAACAGATGAACGTTGGTCTGTATCATCACCTACGACAGTTCTGTGCAGAAAGGTTCTATGGTCTACAGATCATCGAAAGTAAAAAATATGGTATCCCGAACGCAAAGGATAAAGTTAAACACCAAGATCTAGTTAAGTACCTTGCGACTCTGGGTGCACCATTCGAACCTAGAGACTATCAGTATGATGCGATTGCACACGGTATAGAAAATAGACGTGCACTGTTACTGTCACCGACAGGTAGTGGTAAGTCATTCATTATCTACAATCTGATACGATACTTGATCGACAAGAAAAAATCTAAGAAGACTCTCATTGTTGTTCCCACAACAAGTCTGGTAGAACAGATGTACAAGGACTTCGAGGACTACGGATATGACGTAGAAAATACTTGTCACAGAATTTATAGTGGTAAGGAGAAGGTCACCGACAAACCTGTTATTATCTCTACGTGGCAGTCCATCTACAAATTTGGTTCTGAATGGTTCGAACAGTTTGATAGTATTTTCGGAGATGAAGTCCATTTATTCAAGGCAAAGTCTCTGTCCACTATGATGGACAAGTGTATCAACGCTAAGTATAGAATAGGTACTACAGGTACACTCGACGGAACTGAGACAAACAAACTCGTGCTCGAAGGTTTATTCGGGCCCGTATTTACGGTGACTACCACCGTGAAACTGCAAGAAGATAAACAACTCTCTGATTTGGATATCTCTGTACTGTTACTAAGATACCACAATGATATCTGTCACAGAATGAAGGACAAGACTTATCAAGAAGAAGTTGACTACATAGTTACCAACGAACGAAGGAATAAGTTTATCACCAAACTCGCCCTTGATCAGAAGGGTAATACACTGGTGATGTTTCAGTTCGTGGAGAAACACGGCAAAGTTTTGTTTGAGATGATTCGAGATCAGTCAGAAGAGGGTCGAAAGGTATTTTATGTGTCTGGTGAAACGGACACCACAGATAGGGAACAGATACGTGGAATTGTTGAGAAACAGAAAAATGCAATTATCGTTGCTAGTCTTGGTACTTTCAGTACTGGTATTAATATCAAGAACCTCCACAACATCATTTTTGCCACACCATCCAAATCACAAGTCAAAGTCTTGCAGTCCATTGGCAGAGGTTTACGAGTGTCAGATGATGGCACGATTACCAAGTTATTCGATATAGCAGATGACATGCATGTGAAGGGACACCAAAATTTCACCTTGAAACATTCGGGAGAAAGGATTCGGATATATACAAGAGAAGGATTTAAATACACAGTATATCCGATAAACCTAAAGGGAAACGATGATGCGTGAATCTATAAAACAGATACTACTTTCAACAGGTGATGAAGTCATTGCAAGAATTGTAGAAGAGGATGATTACGATGTTTTCCTTCGCAACGCTCTTGCTATCCAGTTTCAACATTTAGAAGATGGTGGTCGCATGTACACCTTTAAATTGTTTATGTGCTACCAAGCAGATCCGGAACGAATGATTATGTGTAAGATGGATAAGATAGTTGCGGTAGCGAACCCTGTACCAGAAATGTTAGAGCAATACGAAGCTGCCTGTCACAACATTTTTTACGAGGGTGGTGGTGATTACGGATATGAGGGTCACGGTGATATCGTAGATCCCTACGAAGAGTTAATGAAGAAGATGGGGGATCAGGACAGTGCGAGTAATAATGTCATCGATTTCCCCAAACTTCACTAGGTATATATTCTTTTCCCCAGACGGCAAGCTTATTATATCACGGATTTTTAATTATGTCAAGCGAAAAAAGAAAAAAAGTTGGATTTACTGCATCTGCATTTGATTTACTACATGCAGGACACATCTCTATGTTGCGTGAGGCAAAGACTGTCTGCGACTATTTGATCTGTGGTCTACAGGTAGATCCCTCTCTAGACCGACTAGAGAAGAACAAACCTGTGCAGGGTCTAACCGAAAGATACATCCAACTAAGTGCAGTAAAGTATGTAGACGAAATCGTACCGTATGAGTACGAACACGAACTGTTAGATATTCTCGATACCTATCCTATCGACATGAGGATCATTGGTGAGGAGTATCGTGCACTAGAGTTTACAGGAAAAAATCAGTGTCAGTTAAAAGGAATTGAGATCTACTATAATAAAAGGGATCATGGATTCTCTACCTCTAAATTGAGGCAGAAAATAGTTGACAAAGGTCACTGAATGTCATATAATGTTTGAAATACTAGGAGATTTGTAATGGCAACAAAACCAAAAGAAAAACCGCACTACGTTAACAATCGGGAGTTCTCTCTCGCAGTGGTTGAGTACTGTACTAAAGTAAAGGAAGAGGTAGGTAAAGGAAACCCTAGACCTGTCGTTACCGATTACATTGCTACTTGTTTTCTGAAGATCGCAGAAGGATTGTCGCACAAGGCAAACTTCGTCCGGTATACCTATCGTGAAGAGATGGTGATGGACGCAGTGGAGAACTGTCTGAAAGCGATTGAGAATTATGACATCGAAGCAGCGACTCGTTCAGGTAACCCTAATGCATTCGCATACTTTACTCAAATCTCGTGGTATGCATTTCTTCGTAGGATCCAGAAAGAGAAGAAGCAACAGGATATCAAGATGAAGTATATCTCTGAGGCAGATCTTTCTATGTTCATTGAAGAGAACACGGAGGGTGGTTACTCTGACTATAGCAATACGCAACCTTTTGTTGACCAACTACGTATACGTATTGACTCTGTAAAGGAAGCAGATAACCAATTCAATTCATACAAGAAGGAAATTAAACAGAGGAAAAGACGTGCAGTAAACGTTGACTCTGACCTATCTGACTTCTTGATTTGACAAATAAATCTCAGTGTGGTATACTGGGTGCACCAAATGAAAATAGGTAATTTATTATGTGGAAATATATATGTGAATCGGGGGTCTATACTGAAACCTCTTTGATTAAATTATTGTGGGCTATTCACAGTCACAGAATGCATCACCTGATAAATCATGGGAGGTATGCAGATTGATGGGATATAATAATCCACCACTGGATAAACCGTATATACAACTGATCTGTCATCCCTACGAGCATGAAACATCCGTGAACACACGTGTTACTATTGACGTTATGCAGAAGGATCTGTCACGTGATGATATGTTGCAAGTATTGGAGGATTTTATGAAAGCAACGGGATATAGGTTTAGTGATAAAGAATCCCTTTGTATTGAGGCATATGATTAAATGAAAATAGCAATTTTGAACGATACCCATGCAGGGTGTCGAAACTCGTCTGACATTTTTATGGATTACCAAGAACGCTTCTATAGTGAGGTGTTCTTTCCGTATCTGTTAGAAAACAACATTACTCAGATTATACACCTTGGAGACTACTACGATAATCGTAAGACGGTCAACTTCAAGGCACTGAGTCATAACCGGAAAATTTTCCTGCAGAAGCTGCGTGAGTATGGTATCACTATGGATATCATTCCCGGCAACCATGACGTGTACTACAAGAACACTAATGAGTTGAACGCACTGAAGGAACTGCAGGGTCACTACATGAACGAAGTGAACCTGATCATGGAACCTACGGTGATGAAATACGACACTTTAAATGTCGCATTAATCCCGTGGATCAACCAAGAGAACGAAAATGCGACATTAAAATTCTTGGAGAACTGTAAGGCATCTGTTGTGGGTGCACACCTAGAATTATCTGGGTTCGAGATGGCACGTGGTCAAGTATGTAAGGACGGTATGTCTGCACAACATTTCGATAAGTTTGAGATGGTTCTGTCCGGTCACTTCCACACCAAATCGTCGCAGGGAAACATTCACTATCTGGGATCACAGATGGAGTTCTTCTGGAACGACTGTGATGACAAGAAGTACTTCCACATTCTTGATACTGAAACAAGAGAGATTACTGCGGTACATAACCCCATCACTATCTACGAGAAGATCTACTACGATCATGAGAAGGTAGAGAACTTCAAGTTCAAGGACATGCGATACCTTGATAACAAGTTTGTTAAGATCATTGTGGTTAACAAGGGTGATGCATATCAGTTCGAACGGTTTGTGGATCGTGTACAGCAACAGAAGATTCATGAACTGAAGATCGCAGAAGACTTCAAAGATTTCCTTGGTGAGAACGTAGGGGATGACAACATATCTGTTGACGATACCGAAACACTGGTATACGATTATATTGACAACGTTAGCACAGACTTAGATAAGGATAGGATAAAGAGAGAGATTTCTGTTTTGATGACAGAAGCCCAATCTATGGAAGTCATATAGTGAAAGATCAGTACACCGTAAAAAAGTGTGGTGGTAATCTCGGACACAAATTCTTTCAACAACACCACTACTTACGTGGTGCATTTTTACGTTACTGGTACTATAGTGAATACATCTTCTATGGGTTATTTAAAGAAGATGAGTTGATTGGTGTAGTCCAGTTTTGTGAGGCAGACCCTCGGGTCTCTGCAAAAGATATTCGTGATTATTTTGGATTCTATGAAGAGGGTAGAGGGTTTTGGGACATAGTTAGATTAGCTGTTGCACCACATGATGAGCACAATTTAACCTCTTGGTTTTTGTCACGTGCGATAAAGTTACTGCGTCAAGAGTTTGACGTTAGGTTTCTTTTAACACTTGCAGATGACCGATACCATGATGGAACGATCTATCATGCAACTAACTTTGACTACTACGGTAAAGAAAATAACCTAGTGCCGGATGATTACTCTGTGACTTATCATGTGTTTGGTAAAGTCTACGATAAAGAACTGCTTGACAATTGGCGTGAACTGTGATATTATAGGTGAAATATGGCAACAAAAAATGACATTACTGGCGATACTATCATGACTAAAATGTCGGATAAGTATCGTGATAATTATGATAAAATCTTCCGTAAGAAAAACATGGAAGGTTGGGAACACCATTGCAAACATGATGGCCATCTTACTATTGAGAAAGGTGCATCTTGCAACTGGTGTGGAATGAAAGAGGACGGTACGTTTGATTAAGTTTGAAAAACTCCGGTACAAGAATTTCTTGTCATCCGGTAACAACTTCACTGATATAGATTTTACAACTTCATCCACTACTCTTGTAGTCGGTCACAACGGTGCAGGTAAGTCCACTATGTTGGATGCCCTGTCGTTTGGTTTGTTTGGTAAACCACACCGTAAGATCTCTAAGGCACAGTTGGTCAATACGATTAACAACAAGGGTACACTGGTTGAGGTGGAGTTCTCTATTGGTTCTCAGAAGTACAAGGTAGTGCGTGGTATCAAACCTAATAAGTTTGAGATCTGGGTAGGTGGTAACATGTTGAACCAGAGTTCCCATGCCAAAGAATATCAGCAGATGCTTGAGAAGAACATTCTAAAGTTGACGCATAAGTCGTTTCACCAGATTGTTGTTCTGGGATCAAGTTCGTTCGTACCATTCATGCAGTTGTCTGGTGGTGCACGTAGAGAAGTGATTGAGGATCTACTCGACATCAATATCTTCTCTAAGATGAACGGTCTACTCAAAGAGAAGATGTCTATACTCAAGGGAGAGATC